GGCGCGATGAGTGGCCCCGCGAAGGTGCTCGAATCGCTGGTCGTTTCGGAAAAGCTGCTGCATGGCGGGCATCCGGTGCTCGCGTGGCAGGCCGGAAACGTGGCGATTCAGCAGGACCACAACGGCAACATCAAGCCCAGTAAGGCGAAGAGCAACGAACGCATTGACGGCATTGTTGCCCTTGTCATGGCTCTTGGCGTCCATGCGTCGCAAGAGGTGAAAGGGCCGGCAATCGAGCCCTCCATCCTCATCCTATGATTGCCCAAAACACCCGCATCCTGTGGCTCCCTGAAGGCGATTCCCGCAGTTGGGACTACGAATCCGGCGGCTGGGCTGGCGGTGGTCGCAACCCGTCTGGCGTGCGGGTTGACCCTGAGAGTGCCTTGCGTGCGACGGTCGTGCTGGCGTGCGTTCGCGTGCTGTCGGCGTCGGTGGCCGGGCTTCCGCTCAACCTCTATCGGCGGCTCGCTGGTGGCGGCAAGGAACTGGCCCGCGACAACCCGCTGTATCGGCTGCTGCACACGACGCCGAACGAGTGGCAGACGAGCTATGAGTGGCGCGAAACACTCATGCTGCACCTGCTCCTGCATGGCAACGCGTACTGCGAGATTCGCGGGGCAGGGGATTCGCGGCAGTTGATTCCGCTGCATCCCTCGCGGATGAAGGTGGACCGCCTGGAGAACGGGCGGCTGCGGTACACGTACCGGGAAGATCGGGGGTCGAGCACCGTCTACTCGCAGGATGCGGTTATGCACCTGAGGTGGCTTTCGGATGACGGCGTGAACGGGATGGTGCCTGTCGAGATTGCGGGCGACGCCATCGGGCTGGCTCGTGCCCTGGAGATTCACGGGGCGACGTTCTTCGGCTCGGGTGCTCGCCCCGGCGTCATCCTCTCGACCGACCAGATGCTATCGCCCGAGGCGGCGGAGAACACGCGGAACCAGTGGGAGCGAGCCCATCGCGGCCCCGACAGGGCTCACCGCACGGCGGTGCTCCAGGGCGGGCTCAAGGTCAATGAGCTCGGCGGCAACAACCAAGAGAGCCAGTTCCTTGAGACGCGGCGATTCCAAGTCGAAGAGATTTGCGGACGCATCTACGGGGTGCCGCCTCACCTCATTGGCGACCTGTCGCGTTCGTCGTTCTCGAATATCGAACAGCAGAGCCTCGACTACGTGCAGAACGGGCTGATGCCTTGGCTGCGGCGTTTTGAGTCTGCCATCACCCGCGACCTGCTCACCGATGACGAGACGTTCGCGGAGTTCGACGTTCGCGGTGCCTTGCGTGCCGATGCCGCTGGCCGGTCGGCGTTCTACAACACGATGGCCCAGTTGGGCGTGTTCAGCGTCAACGAGATTCGCGGGCTGGAGAATCTGAATCCGGTGGACGGCGGCGACATCCGCGTGGTGCCGCTGAACTTCCAGACGCTTGAGCAGGCGAACGCTGCGGCCCGGCTGGCGATGGCTCCGGCGGCCGAGCCGGTTGCCGAGCCCGTAGCCACCGATGCTCCTGTCGAATCTGCACCGGCGAGCGATGCCGAGCCCCAGGTGGCCGACGTGTCGCTCAACGGTGCCCAAATCACGGGGCTGCTCGCAATCCTGCAGGCTGTTGCCACAGGCGTTCTAACTAGAACCGGTGCCGCTGCAGCGGTTGCGGCAGCCTTCCCGGCCATGCGTCCCGAACAGATTGACGCGATTCTCGCGGGCGTGCCTGAAAACACGCCCCCGGCGGTCCCTGCGGAACCGGCCAACGAACCGGCCACGTTCGGTCGTTCGCTCCCAGCGTCACGAGCGATGACCGTCTCGATCGACTTCGACCGGACGTTCGCCGCCGACCCTGCCCTGTGGGGCGAGTTCGCACGCAAGGCGGTTGCGGACGGCAACACGGTCGTGATGGTCAGCCGTCGGCCTGACACCGCCGACAACCGGCAGACCGTCACCGACACGCTGGGCGAGTACGCCGATGCGTTTTCGCAGGTGTTGCTCGTGGGCGAGCGGCTGAAGGC